CCCCACACAGTACGCCCTAATTGACCCCTAGAAGCCTCTGTGAAGGCGGCTAACCCTAGTCTGTGAGTGTGTCCACAGACCACGCTCTTTCCCAGCCTTCTAGCCCCGTTTAAGGCTGTTTGTCCACCAACTTGGCTAAGAGGGAAAGCGTCCCCATGAACTGCCGTCCAACCACTTGCCCAGTCAAGTCCATGTGGGTGAAAGTTGATACCGAGTTTGTCATATCCCATAAAACGCTCATACTGCATTTCGGGTAAGTTAAGAAAACTTGGGAGTCTTTTTTTGATTGACTTGTAAAGTCTGATTCCATGATTGCTACCTACAACATCTGTTACGCCAAGGTACTGAAGTACATCTTGGGTAAGACTTCTATCATCATCTAGGTTTCCAACCATCTCATCAATAGTTCCTGCATTGAATCCACCAAGCTGAGGAAGGTCAATCTCATCACCAATTTGAATTGTTTGATGAGGTTTCCACTTAGTTAAAAACTTACCTACTACCTTCACGCTCTTTTCATCAAAGAACGGTGACTGTAAATCGCTGATAAAAGCGACTCGCTTAATTATTCGTCGTCCTCGTCGTCGGTTGGGTCAATGCGTGGAATCAAAGAATCAGGCTTATCATTGCTGACCCAATCAGGTAGTGAGTGTGGCTCTTGCATAAAAAACCAAGCTACTTCATTGCTGAATCCAGCCTTTTTTGCTGCCTTGTAAATCTCATGCTTTGTAATCATAAAAACATCAAGCTTAGATAATGGCTCAGGTGACCTACGAACTACCCGCCTGTTAATCTTTTTGCGCTTGCGTGTATTTGCCATGGCTTTATTTTACTTCCTAGTGATGACAATAAACAGTTCATCTAATCTTTGTTCAAGGCGTGTCACTTGGTCTTTTAAACTTTTTCCACCGTTCGGCAAAAGTTCATTTAACCAACCGCGAACTAGCCAGCGAAAGCCAGCCAGTATGCCTATCAATGTTGTGGTTATTCCAGCAGCGAAGCCAGCCCACTCAAGGGCTGTCATTACTCTTTACTACCTATGCCAAATGCTGTGTCGTCGGGATTTAAAGCTCTTAATAGAGGTGCGACAAATGCAATTAAAAATGCTTTCCAAATGTCATTAAATGAACCTTCAGGATTAGTTACATATACGGTTGCCAAACAAACAAATGCGCTTCTTGCGTATGAGTTGATTACGGCTAGTGTCTTGTTATTCATTTTTACCCCCTAGTAGTGGTATGTCAAAGAAATCTGAATTGTTATCTTGATTGGTGCGAAAACTGCAATGTATGTGATGGGTATGAGGTGAAAACCCTTTGTACTTTCTCCACTTGTAATTCAATATTGGAGAGGCAATCATGCCCATATGAATTACATAAGATATGCGTCCGTAATCTTTAGCGTAGAGTCTAAGCTGATTTGCCAAATAGACTGAATCCCCTTTGTTGTCAGAAAGGCTAGCGTCAATATCAATTGCTCGGACGACCCCAGTTTTGGCGTCGGGTATGTGGTCGCTTTTACCTGCTTGTTGATGACGCAAATCAGCAACCCACCCATCACTCCTACGAAGGCGGCTCGGGTATGAATCATCTATTTGTTCTCTCAGCTGTGAAGCTGCTTTACTAAGCCAAGGTTTCAATTACATGTTCCTTATTCTTGCAATCCCATTGAGCATTTTCTAAGTTTAAAATTGCTTCATCATGGCATTTAGGATAAACAAAAATATCCTCAGTAGGTAAATAAGTCATACCTATACCTGCATAATTACCTCTAATTTTGTTGTTGTAACTGGTTCGCTTACACAATTGACCTCTAAAATTTCCATACCAAGTTTCAGGGTCTAAACCCTCTATCAATTCAGTTTCATCAATACCAACAATTACTTGAGTGACAATATTATTTTCATCTAAAAAAGCGTAATGTGCCATTATGACCAACTCACATTTCCATTGCCAGCGGTAATTGTTGCTCTCTTATACCCACCGCTTGCTGAACTTTCACTACCAGTTAAACCTGAACCTATTGAAATTGTATAGGTGTCTGCGTATCTAAGAATAACGACACCTGAACCACCGACACCGCCCATGTGAACATTAGAGCCACCCTGTGCGCCTTCGCCTTTGTTAGCAGCACCATTAGCACCGTCACCTTGATTATTAGCACCAGCACCTAAAGCACCACCACCTGCACCATAAGTAACAGATGAACCAGTTATTGTTATTGCTAAACCAACACCACCTGAAGCATTAACGGTCGTACTTGCAATTGCGTTACCACCAAGACCACCCGCACCGCCGCCACCACCCGAAGTGTAATAAGGGTCTTGTGTTGTATAACCATAGCCACCGCTAAAACCTTGTACTGGACTTGCAGTTCTTGTGCCTGGGGCTCTGTATGTTGGGTTTTGTCCACCGCCACCTGAGCTACCACCATCACCGCCTGTAAAGTCTTGCGAACCACCACCACCGCCACCTGTGCTAGTGATTGTTGAAAATATGGTTGCCCCGCCTTGACCACCTCGTGTGTAGCTAGTTCCGTTACCAGCAGTACCGCCAGCACCAATATAAATTTCATAATTAGTAGATAAAGATAAACTTAAAGCGGTTTCTAATGTACCACCGCCACCTGTATTTGAAACAGTAGAACGCAAACCACCCGCACCACCGCCACCGCCAAATCCACCACCGCCACCGCCACCAGCAAGAACAAGGTAATCAATTGTAATTGAAGCAGCAGCTGTAGTAATTGAATTACTTGCAGCAGAAGGAGAGGAATTGCCAGCACCATTACTTGCAGTAACTGTAAAAGTATAAGAAGTTGAAGCAGTTAAACCTGTAACTGATATTGGAGATGTAGCACTTGAACCACTACCACCTGAAGGAGTAGAGGTAATAAAAAAGTTAGTTGCAGGTGCACCAGTAGCAGAAGGTGTAAATGTCACAGTTGCGGTAGTTGAACCTGTCTGTGTCGCTGTACCAATAGTAGGTGCGTTTGGTACTTCTGCTTTAACTGATTGAATTCCTGTAACTATATTTAACATTTATGCAATAGCCCCTACTACATACCAAGTATCTGTTGCAGTTTTGATACATGCAGCTGTTTTGTATTGTCCAAGAGTCGGTTGAGCAAGTGTTGCACCTGCTGATAAAACAGTTGTAGTGCCTGAAGTAACCGCCTTAATTGTTACTAAATTTGCTGCTTTATTTAGGACAGTTATTACTGTTCCTACGGGATAAGCAACTGAAGCATTTGTTGGCAATGTAAAGTTGGCAGCACTTGATTTGTTCATTGGAATTAAAACTTGATATTGGTCATTAAGAGTTGGCGTATAATCCGCTGTCTGGTCTGAACCTATTGTAAAAGTAATTAACCCGTTAAACATTGCAGCTGATAAAACATCACCTGTTGAAGCTGGAAAACCTGTTGCCATTGTATATCTCCTTTAGTAGCTAAGTATATCGTCCCCAAGGACGCCATAAGTTGAATTCCCGATTAAAAACCCGTCACAAGTAGGTTCTAGGGTAGTCAGAACCGCTGACCATGAGTTAGGAGTTATGTCATGTGCCACCCCTTGAACTTGTAAATTTTTAGTTATTGATGAACCGTCGGGTTGAAGGTTGCTTATTAAAACATTGTCATAGTAATCAAAACCGAGAATTGTGGCTGTTGGAACTTCAGGGTCTAATAAATCCAGCGTAATCTCGTCAATCCTTATAGTTGTGCTACTACGGGTCGCAACATAAATCTTGGCTATATTCATTGCATTTGCGTCAGTATCAATGACCAGTTCAGGCACGCTAATAGAGTGGGGAAAATAGGTGGCAACGCTGTTTGAATCTGCGGCTGTTTGAGAAGTACCGCCTACCCTCGTTATGGTAGCTGTATTGATGATAAGTTTGTCATCAAAGGCAAATTTAAGGTTTTTGTATGGAATACCTGTTGTTTGATTGAATTCAGTTGGAGTATTACCCGCGCTTGAAATGACTGTGTTTCTATTCTTAAAGATTGCGTTGCCTTCAGGGGTAATGTAAAAAGCACCTTGTTCTGAGAACTCACAGTTTTGCAATGCGCCTAAAGAAGTCCTTAAGGTTGCTGGGTCTGCAACTGTAAGGCTGTTACCTGTTTGAACGCTACGCATACCGTTTGGAAAGGATACGGTGTCCAAAATCTTATTGATTCTAGTTCCAGTATCTTGTCCAGCAGCTTGTCCAGTCACAGTCACTACTGACGCTAAGTTAAATAATCTAAAAGCGTCGCTTGCACTAATGTCCACATAAGCCATATTTTCGGCTTGGTCATAAGAATAGGCATAAGCTGTAGTATATCCACTAAATAGATAATAAGTTGTGCCTGATACGGTAGCTGAAATTCTTAATTTTCTTAATGGTTCTAATTGACCATAATAAGGAGAATCAATATTTTGTGGATTAAAGTTTGATTCAGGGTCATAAATTCTTACAACACATGTACCAGCTTCATAAATATCGCGAGCAACATTTCTACCGCGTCTAATGCTTATGCGTCTTGTTGTGTCGGTTAAATTAGCAATTAAAGCAGGTGTGTTTGAAGCTGATAACGCACCAACGCCAAGAACACCATTTATAGGGTCGCCAATAGTAAAAGGATTTCCAAATGTTGCGCCTGAACTAAAGTTTAAAGAAACATCAATGGTTGCTGGAAGTGCCATTACTGGAACGCACCAAGCAATCTACCAATGGAACTTGGTGAACCTGATAGATTTGAGTTCAACAAACCATTTCTTATTTGAGTTGCTAGGTCGTCGTCCGAAACAACATTGCCAGCGTTATTGATTGTTATGTTTAAACTGCCCATATTGCGAACGCCCAAACTGCTCATTTCTCCAGTTATTGCCTGATATTCATTTAAAGCAATTGGGGCATTGGCTAAAACAGTTGCAGCGTTTTGCTGAGTAACTTGAGCTTTAACTGTTCCTTGTTGAGTAGGTACGGGAGTTTTGAATTGCAACATGGTGTACATCTGAATCATTTTGGCAAGCAGATTGTCAATCTCAGAACCCCAACCCTCAAAAGGATTTAAAGCTCTTGGAATCCTAGAAATAGCCAAGGCAAGGTTAGTTGTTTGCAATTGGCTTGCTGCTAATTGTGTTGCAAGTCTTTGTGCTTCAGAACCGTTTTCCTGAAGTATTGCCATTTGTAATTGAAGTCTTAACTTTTCATCATCTGTAATATTTCTTTGAAGTGCAGCAATGATTTGAATTTTATCAATGTCAAACATTGAGGCAGCCTTTTTAAGCGCGGCTTCCTCAGCTGCTTTTTTCTTAGCCGCTAATGCAGCTGCGTCTGTAAGTTTCTTTTGCTTGGCTAAAAAAGCAAGGTATTCTTTGTTTCTTTTGGCTTGGTCGTCGGCTGTTTTTTGAGCCATTTCCCAAGTCTTAGTGTTTGCCTTCCAAATTTCATTTTGGATTTTTAACTCAGTACCTTTAACATCAAGTATGTATGCCCAACCATCAACAACACGCTTAAGCAAATCACTTATGAAAGGAACATTGTTTGTAAGCGTGTTTATTAAAGTTCCTGTTTTAATCAGGATTGCGTCAACAATATAACCAAACTTTTCCATAGCGTCGGTCATGCCACCGACGCCTCTGTTACCTGTTGCTTCTTGAAAAGCCATAACCAAACCTTGACCAACTATTTGTTTGGTGTCGTTCCATTGGTTATTTAATACTTCAATTTTGCCAGCGTAAGTGTCTAAATAAGCAGCTGAAGCCCCGCTGAATTGCTTGTTTAATTCGGCGGTAATCGCCACCATGTCGCCTGTTGCTAGAAAAGCTTTATTTAGTCCAAGGTCTAAATTGCCAAGTCCTCTAGTGTTTCCCGCATAACCCTTAGATAGTGCGTCAACAACTTCGTTCAAACCATTTGTGCTACCTCTTGAAACTTCAATGGCTAAGTTCAAACTGTCCATTGCCTGTTTAGCATTTCCAGTAGCTCTAAACAACTGAGTAAATGACGGAATCAAAGAGTCGTCTGCAATACCGCTTAACTTACTAAGGTTTTTTAATCCCGCCTCGGTATCGGGAAATGCCATTAGATTGCCAGTATTTTTTAAAGTGTTTTGTAAAGCGGCAGCAGCTCTTTCTGAATCTGTAAACTCCTTGACCGAAGCTCTACCAAACGCCACAATCTTGTTAACAGACAAGGCAACACCCAAGGCAAGTGCAAGATTTTTAGTGGTATTGGTTAATTTGTTTAATGAGGACTCGGCAAGTTTTGCGCCTTTATCTTTGTACTCCGAAACAATATCTATGCCAATTGTCATGCGGCTAATCCAAATCTGTCATTTTTCGTTGTGGTTTCAAATAAGTGTTCGGCTTTTTTAATTGCTGCAAACACAGCGTCTTGTACTTTTCCTTGGTCGTCAACATAAGACTTAAATAGCAATCTACCTTTATCCATGCGGCTGTTTCCAATTTGTTTAAAGCCACCGTAAGTGCCTTGGATTCTCTGATTGAAATGCGCCCCAGCGTTAGGGTTATTGCTTTGAGATTGTGGGTCGCCGCCCCAGTTCTTGCGTCCAGCGGTTTCAATGATTGCACCCACAGCTGACTTATTTAGTAAACGGTAAAGTCCAACAAAGCCTGCTTTGTTTCTTTTGCCTTGAGCAACGCTATAAGTTAAACCCTTTTTAACAATTAAAGGATTGTATTTTGGAAACGCTCTTAAATTTGGTGCCATCATTGTTTTGGCTTTAGTACGAGAAACGACAGGCTTACCTTGGTCTTGCCAGTTTTCTAAACCTCTGATTGAGGGTTGTACCTTTGTTTTAGCGTCGTCGGTAATTGTTTTCAAAGCAACGCGAATCTCTTTGTTCATTTGCTCGTACAGGTCAGGCGCAAGCTTCTTTAAGGCTTTACGGGTTTCAATTAAACCTTTTACTTGTACGGGCATTTTTAACCTGTTTCGCTTCGTCATTAAGGACAGATAGCGTTGCTCTAAACAATGCCCTGTCCATGTTAATAAACTCTGAGTGAGGAATTCCAGTCCTTATTGCTAAAGACGCCACTAAATAGTGGAAGGAATCCCTCGTTACCCATTTGGGGAGTCTGCGTCCAGAATCTCCACTTTAGCAATGGTTTCTAGAAATGCGTCCCCAAATGGTTTAACTGTTTCGCCTGAACGCCTTAAACACTCCCAAGCAAGCCAATAAATATCTGATTGGCGTTCCTCGTCGCGGAAGCGTTTATGAAATCCAGTTTTCCAATATTGTTCAGCTGCATATTCAATCGCTGGTGAAATCTCATGTGTTGATTCCTCACCTGAAGCCTTGGTGATTTTTAATGCTAACAATTTTTACTCCTTAGAAAGTACCTGTGGTTGCAACGGCTACTGTACCGCTAACAGACCATGTTACATCAATTGTTGCCAAATCAGCGACAGAACCGTTAATGTCGGTAATTCCGTTGACTAAGCAAGTGGCTGTGTAAAGTTTGTTGGTTGCTGAAACCGCTGTGTTTTTATCTTGTAAAAATACACAGGTAACATTTGTTCCGTAAGCAGCCTGAAGGGTTGCTAGAACATTTGTAGTAGCGGTGTCATTGAAAAAGCTGATAGTCACTTGACTATCCTCTAAACCCGCAATTCTCTTAACTCCAAGGTCGCCCATGGCGGTGACATCAAGTTCCGCTAGGTTTCTGTTGATTGTTACTGCACTTACATGGTCAGAAAGGTCAACTGAGTTAACCTTAACGCCTACTTTATTGTTTAGGAAAACAGCCATTGACTATTCCTCATCTTTCTTAGTGGTTGGTTTTGGCTTTTCTGTTTTTGCTACTT